TGCAAGTTGCTACTTCCTGAGTTATTGAAAGCCATTCAGTTTCTAAACTCCAATTTTTAAATTTCTCTGAGCTTCTAAACTCTTTTAATCTTTCAACAACTGGAACATAATTTTTACCTTTTATATTTATCGTTTTCATATTATCCTCTTCTCCTTCTATATCAGATTTTCAAAGTCATATAGCTCAACATAATTCATATAAAGTTTATAAACTATTTTAAAAATCCATTTAATCTTATATCTAATTACATCTTTCAACTCTGCTTCTGCATATTTATCTTTAACAATCATTTACATTCCCCTCCCAAAGTTCTAAGACTTGTATTATTGCTAATGCTCTCTTTAATGAAAGCCCTTTTAGTTCTTCTTTGTTCCAATATTTACTTAAAACTGTATCTTTTAACATTTTTATCACTCCTATTTTTTTATTATTACTTTTCCATCTATTAGTTTTATATTTTTCAAAGAAATATTTTTTACATTAACTCCATTTATTTTTACTATTTTCATTTTTATTCCTCCTCCAATTCTCTTACTTCTCTTATAAAGTCTTTTAATAAATTAATTTCACCATGTTTTATACCTCTTAAAAAAGAAGTGTTATAACCTGCAATTTCATTTTCTTCTGTCAATTTGTCAGTATTTTTAATAGAAGTTTTTACTGATTTATACATTGTTTCTATTAATCTTTCTCCAATTTCTTTTTCTATATAACTCATCTTTTCCCTCCCATTCCTTTATAAATTTTTTCTAATTTTTCAATAGCCAAATCTTTAAAACCGTGTTCACAATTTTTTAAGACTTTTAGTTGTTCATCTCTCCATTTTTCAGCTAATTTTTTATTAGTATAATGAGCCATAGTAATTCCTAAGAATTTCATTTGTATTTCTCCACTTAATTGTGTTAAATAAAATATTTTTGCACTCACATTATCTTTAAAAAACAAATCTTCCATTTTCTCCTCCTTGGAGGGAGCCTTTACACTCCCTTATATAAAATCTCTTATTGATAGCCCTCTACTTGTGTAAGGGTGTTTTTTTTCATATTCCCAATCATTCACATTAAGTTTGTCAATTTCTATTTCATTTTCTAAGTCTTTCAAATCTTTCAAAAACTTAGAAAAATCATAGTATTTAATTTTGAAAGGATAAGTGCTATCACTGTGAACTGCTGTTATCTCTATGTCAATATATCCAGCTTGCTCATCGCTATCCCAGTAAGCATTTATAGAAGTATATTCATCTTCCAATTTTGCTAGGTCTGGTAACTTAAAATAGTTATCTATCTCACTTCCATATAAATTATCTGTTTCTGTGTACATAATCCATTGATGGTCTGCAAATTCTAGTGTGAAGTTTTTCATTTTATCTCTCCTTTTTAATTTAATACAATCGTGTTAAACAATCTGCAAAAAATTTTCTTTTTCTTCTTGATGATAGTATAATACAAATGTGTTAAAAAGTCAACAAAAATTTTACTTTTTTTCAAAAATATTATAAAATGTTGAAAATGAAAGGAGTTTGCTATGACTTTTGGAAAAATTTTAAAAGAAATTAGATTAAAAAATGGTGATAGTTTACAAAGATTAGCAGAAAAAACTGAAATAGTTTTTACCTATATTGATAAAATTGAAAAGGGAACAAGACCTATTAACAAAGATAATTTAGAAAAATTTATAAAAGCATATCCATTATATAAAAAACAATTTGAAAAAGCGTATCTTGATGAAATTATGCCAGATAGTTTAAAAGGTAGTACTTTTAATATGGAAGAACAGAAAGTAAATACTGTTATACTGCCAGTTTATGGTAAGGCTTCTGCTGGGAATGGATATATAAATTTAGACCAAGAAATTTATTATTTCCCAATTAAAAAAGAAGATTTTTCAGATAGAAGTTTCTTAGTTGAAATAAATGGGAATAGTATGGAGCCAACCTTAGAAGATGGAGATTATGCTTTGGTTGACCCAGATAATATAGATTATGTAAAAAATAAAATATATGTTGTAACTTATAATGATGAAAGTTTTATAAAAAGAATGGTTGTAGACGATAAAAGTAAAATTGTTATGTTAAAAAGCGACAACCCAGAATATGAAGATATTTTAATAACTAAAGATATGCAAGTATATTTGAAGATTGAGGGAAGAGTTATACAAGTTATTTCAAATAAATATTTATAAATAAATGGAGGGGATTTTATGAAGAAATTTATTGCTATTTTATTTTTGATTTTATCTGTTGGAGTTTTGGCAGAAATAGTTTATATTACACCAACTGGCAAAAGGTATCATCCAACTAAAACTTGCAGAGGTTTAAGAAAAGCCAAAAAGATTATAGCTATTGAAAAATCAGAAGCAATAAAAAGAGGTTATACACCTTGCAAGGTGGGATATTGATGAAAAAAAGAATTTTTATTTTTTGTATATTTTTAGGTCTTTTAACAGCTTTTGTTAATCTAAAAGAAAATTTACAAGAAAGTATTGGATATTTAGAAAGAACTGTTGAAGATAAATCGGAAGTTTTAAAAAATTCTATTGATGATGTAAGAAGTGAAATTGACAATTTGAGATATTGAGGTGATATTGTTGAAAAATAAATTTATTGTATTAGATACATCTTGCATTATTTATTTTATATTTTTTTGCTTATATAATATAACTACTCTTAATTTATTAAATAGAAGTTATGAACGAATGTATAAAAATTTATTCGTTTTTATTTCCTTAGCTATATTCATAATTGTTATAATTCAAGAAAAACTAAGTAATAAAAACATTAATTTAAGTTCTTTGTTAAAATTAACTTTGCCAGTTTTGTTCTTCTCTTATTTGTATAAATTTATTTTTGCCTTTTTTGATATTTTTGATTTATTTTATCCTGATGAAATTACATATTATTTATCAGTTTCAATTCCAATTTTAATGGTAGAATTTATACTAGAGCAAATAATATATAACTTTTTTAGAGATAAAATAATAAAATAACTTAAAATTTAAGAGAGATTTATTCTCTCTTTTTTTGTTTAAAATTTTTATTGACTTTTTAACACTAATGTATTAAGATATAGAAAAGTATAAATTTTTTTTGAAAATATTTTTTTAATTTTATATTAACACAAATGTATTAAAAAGGTGGTAGATTATGGATTGTAAAAAAATCTTTAATTTATTAGATAATGAAAGGAAAATTAATTTTAAAAATCGTTCTGAATTATCTGATAAATTAGAATTTCCTAGTAAACAAGGTTTTCATATCTTTATGAAAAGATTAGAGACCAATAAACCTAATAATCAATTTAATAGAATTTGTAAAATTCTTGATGTATTAGGATATGAAATAACCATAAAAAAGAAAGGGGAATAATGAAAATAGAAGTTTTATTTTATTTGCTATTTTCAGTAATAGTAACAATATATATTTTCTATAAATCTATTCGTCTAAGAGATTTTGACGGCTTAGCAATAGTTCTGCTTTCATTGGGTATTTTAAATTCTTTTCTATGTGCTTACATTCTTGTAGCATACTCTTAATTAGATTTAAAAAGATTTTGTTACTATCATATTTTTTAAACTCAATCATAGTAAAGAAAAATTGAAAATATGCTAATGAATTTATATCAAGATAAAGAATATTATTTTTAATTAATTCAAGAATTTTATTTCTAAAATCTAAGTTATCAGGTTTAGGTTTTTCATTTATTTTTATATAAGAAATATAAATCGTTATAAATGGGCAGTATAGATGTAAGTATCTTTCTTTATATGCTTCAATCTTATATTTATATCTATCTTGCCATTTACCTAAAAAGAAAGCTATTAAAGTAATAAAAGATTGAGAAAATAAAGTTAAAAAATGTTCCATAAAATCATCTCCTTAGTTTATGAGTATCTAGCAAATATATTATAAATCATAGGAGAAAATAATACAAATCTAAGGCTAGTCCTTAGACAAATAGCTATAAGTTTTTTTTGCTCACTGCTCCCCTCAAAAGTGAGTTCCTCCCTTATAGCTATCTGTGTAAGGTGTAGCTACTGGATAAAACTGAGTCCCAGAATGGGGTAAGCTTCCGAGCTGAGAATTCTCATGTTTTATCCCCTTACAGATTTAAGCATTCTAGGGTGTAACTTTGATAGGTAAAGTTATAGAGTTATAG